TTCTCGTCGTAATAAGAAATAGTCTCGTCTTGCAGTTCTTGTAAACCTTCGTGGTTCACGCACGGTAACGCACTAAGTGGCATTACTAACTTTTCTTCTGTTTCTTTATTTGTACCCTTAATAAAGTCATTGGATGTGGATAAAGGGTCTACCACACGACTCAAATTTGACGAACCAGTACATGCATTCCTCTGAGAGTCTGTCAAATTCTCATGGTAAATCAGCTTGCACTGGAATTCTTGAGTCCCAATCGTAGACAAAAAAGTTAATAACGCAGCCTCGTGAGGATGTAAATGCACATAATTAGTCAATTGTGCTATACGTTCCTCCCAACTCGGGTAATGTTTTTCACCTGAAAACATATTAGTGTCGTCAAATACAGACAATTCCTGTAATAAATTCTTAACATTATTGACCATGACATCATAGGCTTGTCTACCATAAAATGCATATTCAGTAAGCATAGTGTCTAAATTAAGTAAAAATAAATTCTTGACTTGCACATGCGACGTTTTCAACGAATGAAAATTCAACATTTTAGAAAAAGAGGTTGTGGATAAAGGGCACATCCATCTGCCCAGTTCCGTATCATACCTAAAACCTCTCTTCAAAAAATCTATAGTCTCCAAATCATCAAAATATCTACTAGCTAAATCCGCCGACTTGAAAGAATCAGTCCACTTAATATCTGCCGTAGCAAGAAACTCAGAAATCCTATTGTAGCAAAACTCTGGACAATTGTCTACATTCACAGTAATAAGACTATCGTCTCCATACATCAGTGATCTTACATTATCCAAATACTTCATGCCTGGATATATGTGACGAAAAGCCATCCGCATGTACAAAGAATTGACAATACTATTAATTATGACTGTTAAAGGATTTCCAGAAGGATTGGAACCATTTGCCAAAATTAAAACCCCATCGTAATCGTATATGGGAAAAGCACACTCGTAAGCTAATACATCAAATACCTTAAGCTCATCTTCGGTGTACATTCCATAAGAGGCAAGACGTTTCAAAATGGTAAAAGCTGCTAGTATCATTTGACTACTCATTCTCTTGTCAAAATTACTAAAATCTCCAGCTAAAACGTTTTTATCTGATCCGAACGTTCGCATGATATCTGCTATTCTTGGCCAATCTTTGTATGGATTAATTCCTGAACAACACTCAGTAATGTCCCAATGATCATAAAAGAATCTAACTAAGCTGCCGGTGTACTGTTTAAACAGAATTGTTGTGGATACATCAAAAGCGTTCATAATTCTCAGCTTCTGCTTATCAGATTTAAGAGGCTCATCTTTAATACAGCATTTCGAAATGTGGCAAAATCTTTTTCCTTGTTTACAATCAGATTCTAATTTACGCACTTCATTTAACACCAAATCGCTAAATTGATAGCTATATTTGCTGAAAGACAATGAAAAACCTTCTTTGTCTACGTACTTCTTCTTAGAACCGGGTAAATGAAAACCCGATGAAGTGCTCATATCTAAACCATTGACTGATGTTATGCCATCAACTCCGTTAACTGCTACGTCCACTGTATGCACTGCGAGCTGTTCCCTCCATTTTTCCATGTCAACTCTATTTACGATGTCGGCTAAATACTCATCCATACATGTATCTAGCAAGTGAGGATCGAAGTCTGAACTAGTTTTCTTTATTAAATTGAAATCACGATCATATTCACCTGCCATCGTTATTCCTCGAATTCGCAGATTAACATTATTGGGAATCACATGAACCTTAGGAAAACCCAAATGTTTTTCAACTTCTTTATCATAACCGAATTCCTTAATGTTTGTTCTCAACGTCGATCTACCATTGTTATGCGACCCTAAAACTATCACATTCCCAATATCTTCTGCTCGCACTAAACAATGCTTATCATACACTACCTCTTGTAGGGCTACATGCTTTTTATAAGCCACTATCTTATCCGGAATGTGTGGACAAACAAGATTTATAGATTGTTGCATCTGTAAATTCATCGTGGCGATGGCTTTGTCAATGGAAAATCTATCTAAAAATTGAGCGCTTCCTCCTGAACGTGTCATAGATGATTTATCAGGATCACAAACTTCTCCAGTTAAATGGTATCCTATTAACCCGCCACTTATGTCGTAAATTAACGACCCACACCAACCACGAGCTGTTCTTGCCTTCGTAGTATAATAATCAAAGCCTTTATAGACTTGTCCTGATGGATGTGCTTTCATCTCTATTGCGGACACAACATCGATAGTCTGAAGTATTTGCGAAACCTCCACGCCAGTACTATCAACAATCTTATCATGCAGAACTCGTGCCATAGAACATCGTTTTGGCATCCCTTCGTATCGCAAAGGAATAAAACTTAACAAACTGGGAGCTGAACCTACACTTTTAAGACACACAAGCATCAAATCCGACTCAATCAATTCAGTTGTCTTGCTATCGTTACTCAGCACCTTGTTAATTGGCACAATATCTTTACTGGTTATAAAACCCTTTCGTGACGTAGATTTATCATTAAGCCCGTATATCAATTCGTAGGGTACAGTACGTTCAAACACCTTTGTTGCCGTTAACGTATGCTTCGGAACTATCCAATAATTGTGACCAACAGGACAGGCTGAGCAACGAGTGTACATATCACTGTCTGGCAATTTCAAACTTATTGTTCCCATAGAACTGACTATAATTCTTTCCAAATCTTTCAAATTGACTGTCTTAGATTCGCTGGAATAGATGTGTAAATCCGTTTTCTTAGGTTTTGCTGGTGGCATAACAACCTTAGGTTCTTCTGGCCTTTCAATTGGAGTAGGAACAATGCATTTTTGCTCTTCGGTAATAGACATCCTTGACGAAAACATAAATTTAACCAACTTAGCACAAGTTATAACAGAAGCAGTTACACCAACAGTGATACCAGCTATCTTTAACATTTCTGACTTTCTTTCGCTCAATACATCTATGAATGTTGAAAACCAAGTGCTTGGCTTGTCACTATCAAAACAAAATACGTCCTCAATAATAGACTCGTAAGCTATGCGTAATTTTTGTAAACGAATGATACAATCATGTTTTTTATTATGCACGACATGCCTCCACTTTTCTATGGTGTATCTATACTTACGCTTGCAATCATCCGCTTTGTCGTATAAAAGCATCAGCAATTTGTCTGCACATAGAGCATGATAATGAAAAGACTTATTGGGGTCTCTAGAAAATACATCGTACTTCAACTCTTCCAGCGCTATTAGATCATCCTGGAACGTTTGTTCCTTAGTTGAAGACAAATCAACCAAATACTTATCAAACTCCAACTGAGACTCCAAATGTTGAATATATGTCTTGAACTTACAAACCAACTGGTCTCTTCTTGATTGTACTCTTGATTTTAAGTCGTCAATATAACCTTCTTCAATACTACGCTCTCTACTCCGTGTACCTGTATAGTTGAGTATGTCTTGAATAGATGTACATGGTCCTTCCATAAATTCTTGATCAACATGCTCATCATCATATTCCTCATTTACGTTTTCTTCATTATCACGAGCTGATATGAAAGAAGTATTTTCGACCTCGAATGCTCGTGTTTTAGCAACGCCGTAAAAATCATGCGTACTCTCACCATCAGGAACCTTCTCTGTCGGTTTCAATTCGACTTCGCCAGTACATACTTGGCAATAAAAATTTTCGACAGGAGAACTTCTGGTTAGCTCGAAACCTTCATGTATTTTCATAGGACAGAAATGTATAGGACACGTATGTTTGCAACAGGTCATAGATTTTATAAGTTTCTTTTCTATCTCTCTTTGCTTCTGGGCCATCTCAGCCACTATCATACAGGCTTGAGTAATACTCACGTTCCTATGAAGATATTTCTTCACTGGTGTGGCATAAGATCCGCCTCCAGTACCTGTAACAGGAACACCATCTGCATTAATGACGTTGCTTGAAGCAAATTTGACTTGTTTCCGTGACTCAGTTTTCTTAACCATGTGATCATACATACTTCGTTGTCCGATTGCTGCTTTTGCGGAATTAGTGACACTTGATGATTTACCATCAATCCATTGATATATATCTATACACCATGCGTCATTTATACCAGACATTTGCATCTTTTCTCCGTTTAAATTATTACAGTCGTTAGTAAATTCGTCTCTTAATTTCATTTCACAATGGACTTCCATTCGACGTAGTATAGATAATGGTTCATTTGAAAAGAAACCTGCCTTCAAATCTGGAACATTAGTCGTGACGACACCCAGATGACCATTAAAAACGTACTTTCCTTTTTCAGCCACATCAGCTTTCAAAGCATCTGCTGGTATGTTGTTAAAGAACTTTATTATACAATTCAATGGATTTTCACCTTTAAAAGTACCTACAGTTTCATTCATTAGATCATCAAAAACTGTTATAGTGTGAGTAGCTTTGTAATTTGAATTGAACTTATCATTCCCGTTATGTACGTTAATGCATTTATCATCTGCAGATATATTAATGGCTTTTGCAACAGCATTAATCATTAAAGTTTTGACTGTACTCTTACCAATAGATGATGGGCCACAAATCAATATACCAAATGGTTTCATCTGAACTGTTTCTCGTTTCTCAAATACTTCGTAATCTTGAATAACTTGCGTAAGTTTACGTAATATAACAGTCAAATGAGCAACCACCTGAGAATTCTTCTTAAAATTGTCCATCTCAGCTTTCTGAAGTTTCAACAAATCTGCGAATATACTATCTACTTCACCTCTCCATTCCTTATTATCTCTAAACGGTGAGGTACCGTTGTACTCAAATACATCTATCTTATCAGATTGAACCCATGTATAAGCTGTTATGCACATTTCAGCTCTTTGAACCATTCTAGCCATACACTCATCATCATACTTTAAGCTTGATATCGTACCTGTTTTACAACATAAGTAAATCTTATCTATAAAATATATTATAGAGTCAATCATAGTCTCCCATAAATCTAGGCTAGATTTAAAATTAGACTGAATGTTGTAGCTTATCATATTAAATATGTTCAAAGTGTTTGCTTCATCATCCTTCCACTGCTCGGGCATGAAACCTAAGTATAAGAGAGAATGTATCAATGTGTGAAATTTAGCCATCGTATCAGAGGATCTTGCATCTTTCCATATCTTAAATAACGTTTTAGCACCGCCAATACCAGACTCGAGTGAAACATCTGCATAACTCAAGATACTTTCCAAACTGTAGCTTGAGGTGTATGATGATTTAACCTCGGACACTTCATCTTGGTATTCTGATAAATGTGTTACCAACGAGCTCAATTGCTCAAAGATGTTAGCAACAATCAATTTATCTGGATTAAATGTTTTCAGATATCTGACTATACTAACTATTAATCCTTTCATGTTAGTACAATCCATAGACTGTATGAAAAACATTATAAAATTCTCAACTTTAGACAACAAAGACGTAAATATGTCTGTCGTAACGTCTGGTATAACCACTTTAGCTTTTATGGCTTCTGATATGTCTGCTATAGAGCTTAAGGATTGTTCTATCCTGTAGTTTATACTGGACGCTATGGCATCTGATACTTTATCTTTAACCATCGTATATATTGATTCTTGAATTTTAAGACGCGCTGCTAATTTTTCATCTCTGACATGGTGCTTAATATTGTTCTCTTGTGATCTCTTGACCCTTTTACTATGTTTCTCTCTGCAGTAACTCTTGTAATCCACAAGGTTACTCAATTCGTCCTTTATGTGCCCCATATCTATTATAGTACTACTATCATCAAATAAAACGGGACAACTCTGAGAAAAATAAGCATCAAAAGGATTTGATATTATATGAACTCGCGTGGGGAGAATTAACATTAACTTAAACGCATTGTTGTATCTGCAGTAAACTGCAGTTCCAACAATATGAGTGCCATATTGTAATTTTCCGCCGCTCTTAAGCATAACGGTTAATCCAGCCGGGTAATCGTTACATTTCAATCTCTTAGTGACATATCTGGAAGCATCATTATGCATACCCGAATGTAGTAAACCCGTAGATTTGACGTAACTATAGACTTGATCGATGCTATAAAAATCAGGCAATTGTATCAAATATTTCTGTATTTTCCTTAACAATTCACTACTTTGTTCCCATTTGAGACCGTACTGTGTAGTATTTGTTTCTATATAATCCAATAACCTTGTCTTAGAGTATAAGGAATGAACTGACCTCTTAACTCTATCTTCGTGATCTACAATAGCATTAATATCCATCTGTAAGTCTGTATAAGCAAAACGATCTGCTTCTCCAGCTCCAATCAATACTCCTTCATCCTCGACTGTTTGCGCAGTCTCATCCTCCACGGAAGTTACCTCTGACAAAATCACTTCGCCTTCGTTAACTTCAATTTCATTTACCATCTCTTCTGCTTCACATTCTTCTAGATATAATTCTTCCCAATCTAGTTCCATGCGAAGCGTAGCATCCGGCATATTGCAAGTTGCTACAGAAATATTCTGTACTTTACTATCCTCCATTGAGGTAGCATGGGACAGAATTTCGTCGTTGTTGGTTTGACTGGCTCTTGGCATACCAGACGTCCCAGGGACACTGCGTTGATTCCGGTTTGATCCTATAATCTCTTGTGTCATATTGGGTAAAGATGTAGTACCTGTGTTTTGTTTTGGGAAACAAAATCACTCGCCTTAAAGAGCACTGAATAAACACGAAATACATCACACTTATTCAATCAATCCAACTAATAAACCACAAAAACTTAAGCCGTAACTTCAAGTTCTTTCAGATCGGTCATTGCGTTCTCTTACCTATGTTACCCGTCCAGCGGAAGTAAGCCCCGTTACACGTCACCTATGTGTGTTGCTAAACTTGCTGACGCAAATGTAAAGCTACATGAATCATCTTCGACGCAAGAATCATTAGGTTGCCAGCCTTCATCGGCGACCACATTGTGTTTCACCCATTGTGCGACAATGCCATCCACCCATCAACGCAGTGGGCTTCAGTTGACTATCATGTATATTACCATACTGTTTATTAGCTAAATCAAATTTACTCAATAATTAAATATGAAACGTCTCCGTGCTTTTCCTATAAAAGCATAAACTTTGTTGCCTCAAACAAATAAATGTCTCCAGGCCAGGGACTCACAACTATCTCGTATAGTTGCACCACCAAATAAATATTTAAACGTACTATATTTAACTCGTTTAGGTATTCTTACGGAATCAACTTTAAACGTAAAGTTTCTCCAAAATAAACACTATAAAACTCAATACAAACGACGCATAGACTATGTCAGTAACGGAATGACACCGTTAGTACATAACCTAATTGCAATTAAGTATATAAGCCCTATAAGG